CTTTCAGCTGTACAATCAGCTGCTCAAAAGAGAATCCAGCATATTGGGCGTAGATTTGCTGAAACTGGATTTAAGCATTTAATATGTGGTGTATACGAAACCATGATGAAGAAAATGAAAGGTGATCAAAGAGTTTACTCTGATGGAGTTTACAAAATGATTAATATAGATAGATTACCTAAAAACATGGACGTTGAAATACTATTAGATATCGGTGAAAATAGCAATAGTACAAAAATACAAAAGCTAGGTAAAGTAGGAGCAGAAATATTACCTGCATTAAATCAGCAAGGAATGGGTTTAGTTATTAAACCAGAAGCTGCTGCAACTCTTGCAACTCAATTAATAGAGTCAATGCAATTAAATAGTAATGATTATCTTGAAGATTACACTACTGAAGAATTTAAACAAAGAGCTGCAGAAGAAATGCAAAAGAATTCTGAAATACAAACACAAGCCGAAATGCTTAAAAATAGAAAAGCAGAAGCAGATGCAGCACTTGCAGAGTCAAATGTCGCATATACAGATGCACAAAGTAAAAATACAATAGATGATAATGCTAAACAATTAGCAGTATCTATCGATAAACACTTTCAAGAGTGGGCGGACCTTACCATTAAGGCAAAGAAGGAAGGAGCTGAATTACCTCCACATCCTGATTATTCTAATATAATTATGATGGCTAGAGAGATACTCAACCCAACACCGCCACAGCCAACAATGGAAGATCAACCACAGGAGATAATATAAAATGGCAACAGTAACAATAGGTGCAACAGGAACAGGTGCTGCACAAACAGGTACAGTAACAACTGCAGGTGGAGCTGGAGGCGGAATAATTCTTGTCGCCAATAATAGTGATTCTGCAATCGTATTCGATGTAGCAACTGCTGGTACTACAGTACAGTCAGGAATTCAGCTACAAGGAAAAGAATTTAAATTAGTAACAGGATTAGATAATGGTGCTCAAACACTTGTGAACTTAACAACAGCTCACGGTACAGTTGCACAGAGTGGCGAAGTAGTATACAACTACCTAGTAACGTAATAACAACAACAGAGCTAATGCTATGATGCCTTATGGGTCTAGCATGATTGCTCACCTCGCTTAATAAAGGAGAAACACAAATGAATATGTTTTTAAATAATAGCCCAATACCTTATACAATAGGATTTGAAAGAATCTTTGATCAATTAGATGAGTTTATCCATCATAGTAAAAAATTACCTTCGTATCCACCTTATAATATAAAGAGAGATGGAGATAATTTTACTATCGAAATGGCACTTGCTGGTTTTTCTAAAGATGATATTGAAGTAACTGTTACAGAAGATATACTGACAATTGCTTCTAATAAAGAAAGTTCTAAGAAAGATGAGGTGTATAGAGGCATATCTGAAAGGAAATTTACTCGTAATTTTTCTATGGCAGATGATATAGTAGTTAAATCTGCTGAATTAAAAAATGGATTATTAACTATTAAATTAGAAAGAGTTATTCCTGAAGATAAGAAACCAAGGAAAATAAAGATTGGATAAATATAGACAGACAGCCGAGAAGAGGCTGGGAAATAAAAAGTCGTATGGTAATCATAAAATCCACCCTGATGAATTAGCAAGACAAGCTCATGTCAAAGGACATTTTGCTGCTAAAGAAAGGGAGGATTTTTTTGATGAAGTATACGGTGAGGTTCTTGTTGATTACTTTTTAGAGTGGTTAAAGACTGAATCTCATGAAACTAAAACTCGTGAGTTCCTCTACAGTTCTGCTATGGCATTAGGTAGTGTCAAAGAGAAAATGATAAACTTCGAGATGTATGGGAAGAACATACCACACCTACAGGAGGACAATAATGTATGAAATAAATTATAATCAATTAATCCAGAACTATGATCAAATGATAAATACTCTTGAGTATGACTCAATGCGTAGTGGAGGTAAGGCAAAACTTAATGCTCCAACACTATTTCATTTATATGCTATGAAAGAAAAGTATGAATCAAAAATGATTAAACCTGCTAAAAAGGAGGTAAAGAAGAATGGATAAAAATACCGAAGCAAAAGTAGACTCTACCCAAATGGATGACTCTACAGCAACGGATAGTCGAACAGAAGAACAACTGCTGGCTGACATTGTAGCGAACTCCGAGTTCACTGAATCTCTACCCAATGAGCAAGACGTTCCTGAGTTAGACACGGAAGAACCTGTTGAAGAAGACCCAGAAACAGAGGAATCCGAAACTGAAGAAGTTGAAGAAGAAGTTGAGACAGAAGAAGAAGAAGCTACAGATGAGGATGATACGTCTACCCAAGAATCTGAAGTGTACACTCCTGATGACTTAGACTTAGATGCTAAAGTTGCTATTAAAATAGATGGCGAAGAAACTGAAGTATCTTTTAGTGACCTGATTAAAGGTTATTCTACTGAACAACATCTTTCTAATGAGGGTCGAAAACTTGGCGATGCAAGAAAAAAGTTAGATGAAGAATATGAAAAGAAATTTAAAGAAATAAATGATCTTGGACAAGCTTCTTCAGAAATACTTTATCGAGAAGAGCAAGCCTTAGCAAAAGAATATCACGAAATAGAATCTCAAATAGATAAAGCTAGAAAAGATGGTGATACGTATGAAGTTAATGAATTAAAAGATAAACGAGAACAAATTCAAAAGAACTATTGGAATGCTAGAAATGGCAGAGAAAAA